CTTCGACGTCGCCCGCTTCCCGGACAAGAAGTACAAGACGACGAAGAAGATGCGGGCCAAGGACCGGCCGCTGGAGAACGACTTCGTCACGCCGGAGGCCTTCGACCAGATGCTGCTGGCCTGGTTCTCCAACGCCTCGCGCGTGCTCAAGCCGGGCGGGTCGTTCTATGTTTGGGGCGGGTACGCCAACATCGGCAACTACCCCGGGCCGCTCAAGAAGGTCGGGCTCTACTTCAGCCAGGGCATCGTCTGGGACAAGCAGCACCCCGTGCTGACGCGCAAGGACTTCATGGGCGCGTTCGAGATCTGCTTCTACGGGTGGAAGGAAGGCGCGGGCCACAGCTTCTACGGCCCGAACAACGCGACCGACCTCTGGCACGTCAAGAAGGTCAACCCGCAGAGCATGGTTCACCTGACGGAGAAGCCCGTCGAGCTGGCGGTCCGCGCGATCCAGTTCTCCTCCAAGCCCGGCGCGAACGTGCTCGATCTCTTCGGCGGCAGCGGCTCGACGCTGATCGGCTGCGAGCAGACGCAGCGGCGGGCGTTCCTCATGGAGCTCGACGCCCCGTACTGCGACGTGATCGTCAAGCGCTGGGAGGATTTCACCGGCCGCAAGGCAGAGAGGATCGCAGGTAGCAAGCCCTCCGCGAGTGTCCCAGCGCCGTTGCAGCAAGGTCAAGATTCGCAGGAGAGGCCTTCGACATGATCTGTGAACTCATTTACCAATCTGGCGACATCCTGTTCTCGGCCACATGGAGTAGGTACTTCATGTGTTTCGGGGCCATTGAGCAGCTTGACGCCATTGCCTCGCAGCCTGTTACGGATCTGTTGCTCAATGGGCGCGGCCAGATCTGTGGCCTGGTCTGGCAAGAGGCTGTAGGAGAAGGCGAATCCCTTGTTGGCCAGTTCAATGTTGCGATCCAGAATGGAGAAGGTATTGCCGCTCTTCCGAAGATGCGTCGCCAATCGTCGCAGAGGCTTGCTCATGCCGGTGCTGTTCGACGTACCGGTGATCCCCACGTAAACACTGCCGTCAGCAAATTTGAAGGCATAGATAATACGCCCTTCGGCGTAGCCTCCGGACGGAAACCTGATCGTCGCGAAATTCATGATCCTCGCTCCCACGTGCTTGGCCACCGAGTATCCAGTGTCTCATTGTCGCGACTCACAAGCAAGGAGGTGACCGCTTGATCTACCTCGCCGCCCCATACAGTTCGCCCGACCCCGCCATCGAGCAGCAGCGGTACGAGACCATCTGCCAAGCCACCGCTGCGCTCATGCGGCGCGGCATGGCGGTCTTCTCGCCGATCTCCCACTCACACGGGATCGCCAGGTATGGCCTGCCCAAGGACTGGGCGTTCTGGCAGCGCTACGACCGCGCGTTCCTGGCCTGGTGCGATGAGATCTGGGTGTTGATGCTGCCTGGATGGGAATTGTCGGTGGGCGTGCAGGCGGAGATGCAGATCGCTCGGGAGATGGGCAAGCCGGTGCGGATGATCGACCCGGTGGAGCTGACCACTGAGAACACCCCGGCGCGGGCCGGGGTGTCTCGGACGGCGGCGGCTGGCTGTCCGTCAGCGCTTGAGGCTCAGGCTGAACTTGCCCCGCTCGACCTTGTCGAAGCGGCTGGCCTCGCCCTTGGTGTTGATCTCCCTCAGGATGGCGGCGTAGAGCGTGTTGGCCGGCGTCTTGCCGCCCCGGGCGGGCGACCAGTAGCCCTTGGCCGTCATCCGTTCGAGCATCTGCGGGCAGGTCAGCGGCCCGTCGGCCGGGTCGCGCTCCTCCAGGACCTTCACCGCGGCGCTCATGATGGACATCCGCTTGGGTTCGCCATCGCCGGCGTCAGGTTCGCCCGTGTCGCGTTTGGGGGCGGGCTTGGCGTCCTTGGCCGCCTTGGCGGGCTTCTCGGCCCCGGGGCCAACGTCGGCGGCCGGGGCGCTACCCTTGGCGTCGGCCTCGTACTCGGCGAGCGAGACGATCTTCGTATGCTTGGCCGGTCGCTCGCCGGCGACGGCCCGCAGGCGCTGGGCGCTCTTGATTCTGACCTTCCGCTTCGTGGCGACGTTCACGCCGTCCCATCCTCCGTGCGGGTTCTCGCCGGTGATGCGGACGTCTTGGACGGACCCGCTGACCTTGACCCGGTACACCTTGCCTGCTTCCACATCGTTCTTCTTCATCGCGGTGCTCCTTCAAAAAGGGGTTTACATGTGCAGCTCGTCGAGGCTGCGCTTGATCTCGGTCTCGTTGACGCCGGAGAAGAACACCAGCGTCTCGATCAACTGCTCGCGGACGTGCTCCAGCGAACCGACCGTCGCCCAGGTGACCTTCTGGTCGTCGTGCTTCTGGAGTTCGCACTCGATCCAGTCGGCCAAGCTGGCGATGTCGGCCTGTGCCCGCTTGAAGGCGTCCATCATTCGTTGCGTGTTGTTCTGCGTTGCCATGGTCGTGGTGTCCTTTCAGCGGCTGCGGACGATGGTGACCTGCCACTCGCTGCCATCCGCCGTCTCGATGACCAGCCCAGCGTTCTGCGTGAGCACGCCGGCCTCCTCGAAGGTGCGGACGTTCTCGACCCCGCCGAGGTCATGCGGCAGGTCGAACTGCTCGAGGTCGTCGCTGTCCATGCAGGCAACCTCGTCGAGCAGCGCTTTGAGGGCGTCCTGGAACTCGTGGTCGTTCATGGTCGTGTCTCCTTCCGGTTAGATGTCGCTGAGCCGAAGCAGCTCGGCGTAGTAGCCATACACATCGCTGTTGGTGCCCCGGCAGCCGTCGAGGTGGTGCTGGAGGCACTCGGCCATCGAGCGGAGGTCGTCCTCGCAGTCGGCCAGGACATGGTGCTCGCGGCCGTTGGGCTGGTCGGGCGTGAGGATGGTGACCACCACCACGTTGGGCGCGTTGCCCGCCCCGACGCGGCGCTGCGCCGTGGCGTAGTGGCCTCTCTTGCCTTCGAAGTCGATTCGCGTGATACGCATGGTTGGTGCTCCTTCGCGTTAGAGGTTGATCCGGGCCTTCCGCAGGCTCTCGACCGTCGTCTTGGCCTGGTCTGCCAGGGCTGCCAGTTCCGGGTGGCTCTCGAGGATGCCGTCCTGCCGCATCTGCCAGACCATCTCGCGGATGAGGCTCTCGGCGTCGGCCAGGGCGACCTTGGCGTTCTTGGTTTTGGCGGGCGTCGCGTTCATCTGTATCTTCTTTTCCGAAAGGCGTTTACGTTCTTCATTCGACACTGGCATGTTACCTCGACCCCGCCGGGCATCAAGGCAATTAACCGCTTGTGTCGAAAGAACTTACAGCTTTTCGTAAGCATGCACGGGGGCTAGAGATATGTCCGCCGAAACATTGAAAATCACGGCCCTGACGGTCGCCCAGGCGGCCAGGATTTTGGCCACGGCCTACGGCCGGCGCGTCACGGAAGAGCAGGTCCGCGAGGTGGTCGAAGCGGGCGACCTGGCCCGCCCGGACGGGACGTTCAGCCTGATCGACTACGTGGCCTTCCTGGCCGCCGAGGTGACCAATGGCCACGCAGATTGACCCCCGCAAACTCCGCCCGGCCGACCTGCTGCGGCTGGTGAATGCCGTCGGGCGCGGCAGCGTGCTGACGGAGTTCCAGCTCCGCCGGCACCGCAACGAGGCCGGCTACACCATCGGCGACGCGCGGACGGTGGACCTGTTCCGCTACGCCGCGTGGCTGACGCTGGAGTACTTCAAGCCCCGCAGTGAGCCGCTCAGCTATGAGGAGCAGAAGGCCCGGCAGGCCGAGCGCAACGCCGAGGCGGTCCGCGCCGCCCAGGACATCGGCGAGATTCCCGCCGTGGCCGACCCGCAGCGGAAGGCCCAGGCCGAAGGCTCGTTCCGCTTCTTCTGCGAGACGTACTTCGCGGAGGTCTTCTACTTCGCCTGGTCGCCTGATCACCTGCGGGTGATCGACAAGATCGAAAAGGCCGTGCGCACGGGTGGGCTCTTCGCGATGGCCATGCCGCGCGGCAGCGGCAAGACGGTGCTCTGCCAGACGGCGGTGCTGTGGTCGGCGCTGATCGGGGCGTCGCCCTTCGTCTGCCTGATCGCCGCCAGCGCCGAGCGTGCCCGCGACCTGCTGGAGAACATCAAGATCTGGCTGGAGACCAATCCGCTCCTGGCGGATGACTTCCCCGAGGTGACCTACCCGATCCAGTGCCTCGAGCGGATCACCAACCGCCAGAAGGGCCAGAAGTACAAGGGCGAGCCGACGCGGATTGACTGGGCCTCGGATCGCATCGTGCTGCCGACCATCGCCGGCTCCAAGGCCTCGGGCGTGGTGATCTCATCCAGCGGCATGAAGGGCAGCGACATCCGCGGGCAGAACTACGCCCGCGCCGACGGGCAGGTGGTTCGCCCGCAACTGGTGCTGGTGGACGATCCGCAGACGACCGAGTCGGCGTGGTCGCCGTCGCAGTCGCAGCGCCGCGAGGCGATCTTGGCCGGCGATGTGCTGGGCATGGCCGGTCCCGGCAGGAAGATCGCGGGCCTGATGGCCTGCACCGTGATCCGCCCGGCGGACATGGCCGACAACATCCTCGACCGGGAGAAGCACCCTGAGTGGCAAGGCGAGCGGACGAAGATGGTCTACGCCTTTCCCTCGAACGAGAAGCTCTGGGCGAAGTACGCCGAGATTCGGGCCGACTCGCTCCGCAACGACGGGGACGGCTCCGAGGCGACCGAGTTCTACCGCGCCAACCAGGAGGCGATGGACGTCGGCGCGATCGTCGCCTGGCCGCAGCGGTACAACGAGGACGAGCTGTCGGCCATTCAGCACGCGATGAACCTGCGATATCGGGATGAGGCCGCGTTCTTCGCCGAGTACCAGAACGAGCCGATCGTGGAAGAGATCGGCGAGGAGATGCTCACAGCTGAGCAGATCGCCGGCAAGCTCAACGGCTACCGCGCCGGGGAGATCCCGCTGGGCTGCAACCATCTGACGATGTTCATCGACGTCCAACAGAAGGTACTCTTCTGGATGCTCTGCGGCTGGGAGGAGAACTTCACCGGCTACATCGTCGACTATGGCACCTGGCCCGACCAGCGCCGGGCCTACTTCACGCTCCGGGATCTGCGGGTGACGATCAGCCGGTCCGCACCCGGGGCGGGCCTGGAGGGCCAGGTCTTCGCCGCCCTGGAGAAGCTCTGCGGCGAGCGACTCAGCCGAGTCTATCGCCGGGAGGACGGGGCCGAGATGCGAATCGACCGCTGCCTGATCGACGCCAACTGGGGCCAGAGCACCGACGTGGTCTACCAGTTCTGCCGACAGAGCAGCTTCGCCGGCATGCTGCTGCCCAGCCACGGCAAGTACGTCGGGGCCTCCAGCGTCCCATTCGCGGAGTACAAGCGGAAGCGCGGGGACCGCGTGGGGCTGCACTGGCGCATCCCGAACACGATCGGCAAGCGCCAGGTGTGGCACGTGCTGATCGACACCAACTACTGGAAGAGCTTCGTCCACGCCCGCCTCGCCGTGGCCATGGGCGATCCGGGCTGCCTGTCCCTGAGCGGCCGGGATGAGAAGGCGCACCGGCTGCTGGCCGACCATCTGACGGCCGAGTACCGCGTGAAGAGCCTGGCGCAGGGGCGGACGGTGGATGAGTGGAAGCTGCGGGCGACGCGCCCCGACAACCATTGGCTGGACTGCCTGGTGGGCTGCGCCGTGGCGGCATCCATCCAAGGCGCGACCTTGGCCGGCGTGGAGGTTCGAAGCACGGGTTCCCGTCCGCGCCTGCGGCTTTCGGAACTCCAAGGGAGCAGACGCTGATGAGTCAGGCCACGACAACTCCGCCGCTTCCACCTCGCAGCCAGGGTCTGGTCTGCCGTCAGTGCGGCTGTCGGCACTTCCTGACCGTCTACACGCGCCCGCGGGGCGATGGCATCGTGCGCCGTAAGCGATGCCGTAACTGCGGCAAGGCGATCACGACGCGGGAGAAGGCGTTCTGATCGTCGCTCCCATGAAGCATGAAGCCCCAGGCCTGTGGCCTGAGGCTTCATCTGAACCTGATGCACGCTGCATTCTGTTACTGGATCGGTTTGACGCCCAGATGCCAGAGCATGGATACGGTTGCCAGGTAGAGGACGACTTGTTCCTCCTTGGCGCTGACGATGCCGCCCGGACTGGACACAACGCCGACCTCTGACGGCCAATGATCACCGGCCACACATTCCGTTATCGCCGCCACTGCCTTGCAGTAGCGGTCGAATGCGTCGTCACTCATCCTGTTCCGGGTGCTGTCCGACATGAGGATCGAGAACATGCCCTTGCGCTCGCCCACGAAAACGGCCGCAGACAGCAGGCCCTTGTGGTGCAGGCTGTTGATCGCTTCGAAGACGCGGGCGTCATGATCCTCGTCCCAGATCACCGAGAAATCCAGGTAGTGCGCTTCGTCCAGTGGCGTGCCGAGTTCGTCTCGCCAGACGAGCGTCCGGAAGACCGAGTAGTGAGTGCCCCGGCCGAACTGACCTGTGGGGGCTTGCTCATCGTGGAGGGTTTGGAAGAACTCTGAGTACTTCTGCATGATTGGCTCCTTTCGAGAGTCCATTGCGGTTTCACCCGCAGATACGCTGATTTCGTCAACGCATCAGGTTCAACTTCCACAATAGCCTCTCTTCCGCCGCATGCAAGCGAAATGTGATCTCACGCGAAGATCAGCCCGAAAAATGCACGGCCATACCAGATATGGCACGATCTTCGTTTGGGGCACGGTTGGGCGGCGTGAATTCGGGGCGAGCGGGTAATCACTCTTTGACGGGCGCGTGCCCGACAGGTGATGCCCTTGACCGACACCCTCGACAACTCGATCCAGCAGAACGCCGCCGGGCCGAAGAAGGCCAGCGGCGATTCGGGCTCCGTCGAGCAGCACGACCTGGCCGACCAGATCGCCGCCGACAAGTACCTGGAGTCCAAGAAGGCCAGCCGCGCCAAGGGCCTGGGGGTCAAGCTCGCGAAGATTTCGCCGGGAGGGACCGTCTGATGTGGCCGTTCCGCAAAGACAGGAAGGCCCGGCGGTCCCGCCCGACGACCATTCCGGCCGTGCTGCGGGCGCGATATGACGCCGCCCAGACCACGGCCGAGAACGCACGGCATTGGGCGATGGCCGATTCCCTCTCGGCCGACTCTGCTGCCTCCGCCGACGTTCGCCGCAGGCTGCGGGAACGCGCTCGCTACGAGGTCGCCAACAACAGCTACGCCAAGGGCATCGTCCTGACCATCGCCAACGACTGTGTCGGCACGGGTCCGAGGCTCCAGCTTCTCTCCGACTCCGCCGACCTGAACCGACGCGTCGAGGCGGTCTTCGCCCAGTGGGCCAAGGCGGTGGACCTGGCCGGCAAGCTCCGCACCATGCGGATGGCCAAGAGCGTCGACGGCGAGGCCTTCGCCGTGCTGACGGCCAACCCGATGATCGACTCGCCGGTGATGCTCGATGTGCAACTGGTCGAGGCCGACCGCGTCGCTTCGCCCCTGGGGGCGCTGCCGCTGCTGAACGCCGGCATCGACGGCATCATCCTCGACGCCTACGGCAACCCGCAGACGTACAGCCTCCTTCGCCAGCACCCCGGCGACCTGGCCAACTGGCTGACCGCCGTGGACCTGATCGACGCCGACGCGGTGGTTCACTGGTTCCGCGCGGACCGGCCGGGCCAGCACCGGGGCATCCCGGAGATCACGCCGGCGCTGCCGCTGTTCGCACAGTTGCGCCGCTATACGCTGGCGGTGATCGCCGCCGCCGAGACCGCCGCTGACTTCGCGGCCGTGCTTTTCACCGACTCGCCGGCCAATGGCGAGGCGCAGGCGCTGGAGCCGATGGACGTGGTCGAGCTCGAGAAGCGGATGGCCACGGTGCTGCCGGATGGCTGGCGGCTTGGTCAGATCGAGGCGCAGCAGCCAACGACCAGTTACGCCGAGTTCAAGCGGGAGATTCTCAACGAGATCGCCCGCTGTCTGAACCTGCCGTACAACATCGCCGCCTGCAATTCTTCAGGCTACAACTACGCTTCCGGTCGTCTCGATCACCAGACCTACTACAAGTCGATCCGCGTGGAGCAGGCGCACCTGGCCGAGGCGGTCCTGGACCGCATCCTCGCGGCTTGGCTGGCAGAGGCAGAACTCCTCAGCGAGTTTGCTGCCCTCCGCAACGCTGACAGCCTCCCGCACCAGTGGTTCTTCGACGGCACCGAGCACGTGGACCCCGCCAAGGAGGCGTCGGCCCAGGCGACGCGCCTGGCCAGCAACACCACCACGCTCGCGGCTGAGTATGCCCGGCAAGGCAAGGACTGGGAGGTCGAGCTTCGCCAGCGGGCCAAGGAACAGTCCCTGATGCGCGAGCTGGGGCTGACTACCGCCCCAACCCAAACCACGGACGAAGAGGAGATCGACACGGATGTCGAGCAAGAGCAAGCAGCCTGAGTTCCTCACCTTCCGCTGCCCGCTGACCGTTGAGGCAGCGACCGAGGTCGAGAAGCAGATGCCGCGATTCCGCATGGTCGCCTACACCGGCGGCGTGATGCGGATCACCGGCTTCCCGCACCCGGTCGTGGTCGATCTGGAGGGCCTGGCCATCGAGCGCCAGGACATCCCGGTTCGCCTGGACCACAACCCGCGTCAGGGCGTCGGCCACACGCAGCGCGTGGTGATCGAGGGCGGGCAGGTCATCGCCGAGGGCCTGGTCAGCCGCGACACCTCGTGGGCTCGCGACGTGGCCAAGAGCGGAGTGAACGGCTTCCCGTGGCAGGCCAGCATCGGCGCTGCCGTCGTGGACGCCCAGTTCATCCCCAACGGTCAGAGCATCACGGTCAACGGAAGGACGTTCGACGGGCCGCTGCACGTGGTCCGCAAGGCCATCCTCAAGGAAATCTCGTTCGTCGACAGCGGCGCGGATGCCGCCACGTCGGCACGCATCGCCGCCAATTCAAAGGAGCCTCAAGTCATGGAAGGCAACGACACCAGCACCACCGCCGTCACGCAGGCCACCGCCACGCAGACCGCCGGCACCGACGCCCCGGCCCCGGAGACGCCCGCCAATGGCGCGCCGCCCGTCGCCGAGACGCCGAAGACCCCGCCGGCCGCGCCTGCCCAGGCCCCGGCAACGCCGGCGACCGTCATCGCCTCGGCCGCCGACGGCGACCCGGTGACCGACATGCGCCGGCGGATGGCCGCCGAGACGCGCCGCGTCGAGGCGATCCGCAAGCTCTGCGCGGGCAAGCACCCCGACGTCGAGGCCCAGGCCATCGAGGATGGCTGGGACGAGACGCGCACCGAGCTGCACGTCCTTCGCGCCAGCCGCCCGAAGGTGCCCTCCGTCGCCACGCCCCAGCGGCCCGCCGCGCCGCAGGTCTTCGAGGCCGTCGCGCTGATGGCCTCGGGTCTGCCGACCAGCCGCATTGAGGCGGTGTATGCCGCCCCGGTCCTGGAGGCTGCCGACCGCCTGCGCGGCGTGGGCATCCAGGAGTTCTGCGAGCTGGCGTGCGGGGCGCAGCTGCCGCGCTTCCGGCGCGACGCGTCGGGCTGGCTCCAGGCCGCCTTCAGCACCACCAGCCTGCCGGGCATTCTCTCCAACATCGCCAACAAGATGCTGCTGGAGGGGTACAACTACGTCGAGGACGCCTGGCGGAAGATCGCCAAGGTCGCGTCCGTGAACGACTTCAAGGAACACAGCCGCTACCGCATGACCGGCTCGTTCAAGTTCGAGCAGGTCGGCGCGGACGGCGAACTCAAGCACGGCAAGCTCGACGAGCAGAAGTACGGCCAGCGGGCCGACACGCACGGGATCATGTTCGCCCTGACGCGGCAGATGATCATCAACGATGATCTGGGCGCGTTCACGGACATCCCGCGCCAGATCGGCATGGGCGCGGCCGAAGCCATCGCCGACGCCGTGTGGGGCCTGTGGCTCCGCAACCCGACGCAGGCCGACGGCAAGGCGTTCTTCCACGCCGATCACAAGAACTACGCCGAGGGCGCGGACACCGCCCTGGCCGTCGACAGCCTGACCGTCGCCGAGACGACCTTCGGTGACCAGGTCAAACCCAACGGCCGGCCCCTGGGCATCCCCGCAAGCCTCCTGCTGGTTCCGACGGCGCTGAAGGTCCCGGCCGAGATGCTCATGAAGAGCGTCCAGCTCAACGAGACCACCACGGCCAACAAGCCCAAGCCCAACACGAACCCGCACGTCGGCAAGTTTGAGGTCGTCTCCAGCGTGTACCTCTCCAACGCGTCCTTCACCGGCGCGTCGAGCAAGGCGTGGTATCTGCTGGCCGACCCGAACCGGCTGCCAAGCATCGAGATCGCGTTCCTCAACGGCGTGGACCGGCCGACCGTGGAGAAGACCGACGCGGACTTCAACACGCTGGGCATCCAGTTCCGCGGGTACATCGACTTCGGGGTGCGGGAGCAGGATTACCGCGGCGCGCTGAAGATGAAGGGCGAGGCCTGATAGCAGGGCCTCGGCCTTCCCCGGCGGATGTGACTTCTTCCTCTGACACCAAGGAGCAATGACTCATGGCAACCGCACAGTTCATTCATGACGGCAAGAGCATCGACTACACGCCCACGGCCGACGTGGCCGCCGGCGACGTGGTCGTCCAGAACGACCTTCTGGGCGTGGCCAAGCTGGACATCGCCGCCAACGCCCTCGGCGCGCTGCGGTGATCGGCGTG